ACCCTGGTTTTTTATTTTGTTTATAATTCTAAGAACGTCCCTTGCGGGTAATTGCTAAATTACAACAACATGTTCAATATCAGATATCTAAAAAACTCAGTTTATTAACATTTGATAGTATAGTTATCAACTATTCTGTTAACCTCTGATAGTCATGTACTTAACATATAGTTATTAAAAAGATTGACAAGTTATAGTAAAGAAGAAGGGTTTAAACCATACATTTAACCGGATTTATTAGCCTTTATGGCTATTCTCCGCCAGGTTATAAACAGTTTATATTTATAAGTAGTTGATCTCTACATACAAAAAAAGGCCTGTTAAGCCATAAACCTCTTATATATACTATAAACTTGCTGTGAATGAAAAGGAAATCCCCGGCGGGTCTGATACCCTTCACTATTCAATAGGTCTGCTATTGCCTGGTATGTCGTGCCTGCGTCCCTTAAAGGTTTGATGTAATGATAAGCATGGCGTACACTCATATCATTGCGAGCCTTATACGAAGTACTGGCGTGAGCCTTTAAAATAGCTTCCTTTGTCAGGTTTGCAGGTGTGCCAGGTATCCAGTCCGGTTCACGTTCCTTCTTTGCTGCAAGAGCCTGTTTAGTTCTTTCAGATATTCTTTCTCTTTCCCATTGTGCAAGGGCTGCAAAAATATGAATAGTTAAAGGAGTGGCATCTGGCATATCGCAACAAATAAATTGTACCTTACTTTCTAATAAGGCAGAAATAAAATGTACATTCCTGCTTAACCGGTCCAGTTTAGCAATTACAAGGGTAGCGTTGTTCTTTTTAGCTTTCTCAATAGCTTTAAGAAGTTCCGGTCTGTCATTATTTTTCCCTGATTCAGTTTCCGTAAATTCAGCTATTATCTTATTGCCATTAAACTCAATATATTTCATTACTGAATTTTTTTGAGCATCTAATCCCAAACCTGAATTTTGTTGGTCCCTGGTGCTTACTCTAAAATATGCAATAAATAGTTTTTCCATGATGGGTTTAATTAATGTTATAGAAGTAAAGATATGCTATACAACTGAGCTATAATATGACTTTTGTCATATAATTGAAACGAAGGTTTAAATATTGTTATAAGTAACCAAAACCTATTGCAAAGCATAGAATTGCCAAAATGGATAACGCTATCACAATACAATTTTCAGTCAAATAGATATGCCTTTTTTTAGCCTGTTTCAGGCACTCTCGCAAATATTTAATACGTAGCTTCAATAAAGTATTAAGATTCATTTCCGGCCTCCCCTCTCTGTTGCCAGTGCTATGACTCCAAGTAAGATTAACAACATACTAATTAAGGCTGCGATCCATTGAAGGATTGATTCTTTACCCTGTATTGTCCAAATCAATACAGATATCATTCCTATCATTCCTATCGAAATAATAAGGTAATAACTGAATATTACCTTCATCAGTTAGGGAAATAGAAAACTTCAGTTAAGACAATAAGGTCAGGCGTTGGGATTACTTCTAAAGCGATCCAGTCAGTCCAGGTGATAATATCAAAACATTCATAGAGTAAGCTATCCGGGGTCGGATGTAGATAATAGATGTGTTTCATGATGCGGTGGGTTTAAATGAAGGAACCCCTTAAACTTTATGCCATACCACCGCAAAGTGACTAATGACAGTTTAATAAAAAGGGTTCCCAAGTAAGTTGGTTTCATTTTTTTTGCGGTGGTTTATGTTAATGCAAATCTATGCTATTTTATTGTAACTGAAAAATATATTATAAAAAGCCCCCGGACTATTAATCCAGGGACTAAATCAAAGTGGTGATTACTAATTGTCTGGTTAACAATTGTAGCAATCTGAATTTAGTTTATCAATTATGAAAACAATTAATCAATTTTTAAAAGAAGGGTGCCAGGTCTGGTTAACCTGGTGCGCCCCTCATGTATGAATTTAATCATATCAAATCAACAACAACTGATTCAATTTCTTTTTTAAAAGAAGGGCGCCAGGTCTGGTTAACCTGGTGCGCCCCTTACTAACTAAAAATATCACCTGAATGAACAGATAATTTCTTTATTATGACGTGCTGCCTGTTGACAATACGGAAATTCCGCCGACGAGGGGTAAACAATAACCAACTCTTTTTGAGACTCTTACAGCAGTGCTATCAACTTGTGCCAGGTTAATCGTATTACCGTCGGCGTCCTCAAGACTCGCCTGGTCAAGTATTTTAACTCTTAAGCCCTGTTTGTCACCATATACTGCACATTTCTTCAGATTACTAAAGAACATAAATGAAACATCCGCTTCATCAGCTTCAGTAGTACCAGGCAAGGCGTCTGTAGTAACTACTGGATATCCCCATATTGTCCCGGGCTGGCTTCCTGTTGGAGGCACCAATAAATAAGGCCCTCTATTATCGGATTCAGCAACCGCATCCGCGCGGTATTTCATGAGATATAAAAGTACATCACTGGAGCAGTAAAATTTAGCACCACTTCTGCAATTTGTTGGAATGCTGAAAACCATATCTAACAAGTCAGAAGGCCCTATATCCGATAACACTTTCCCGGCTGCAAGCTCTACTGGTACAGTACCGGCAGCATTAATTATTCCTGTCCATGGTGCCCCGGTGCCAGCGAAAAATTGGTTATCCTCTTCGGCCATTATGGCCTCACCAATTCTTCTGGCTGTATAAGCAACAATATCCACGCTGGCATCTTCAATAAGCTCATCAGTGAATATTCCTATACTTGCTAAAACCTTAATTGACTGAGTTACATAGTCTAAGGTGATTTTTGTGAGTCCTTTTTTCTCGAACTCATCAATCCAGGATACGCTTACCCCACTCCCCTCAATCGGCAGCTTGCGACTTCCACCAGGCCCACTAAATGGGAGATAGCGCATTTCGCGCCTTGCTATTCCGCCCTGATTAATTATAGCGAATATCTCAGCTTGTAAAAGATTAGGTACTATTACACCGCCTGTTGAAGTGTCGCCGGTATCCAAATACGAATCGGTATCAAAGGCCTTTAATTCCATTTCTATGGATGTCGGGTCTTTTTTCTGAATTATAGCCTTAATCCATTTGGCATTAAGTTTGCGTTCCTCTGGATTACCAGATTTTGGTGAACCTATGGGCGCACAACCCAATTCAGCTTGCTTAATAAATATCGCATTCATCTGCTTTTGTAAAGACTCGACATCTTTTTTTGTGCTGGCATTAGTTAACCCCTCGTCAATCTTTTTAAGTAATATGAGTTCCTGCTCAGAGAAATGGTGATCTGATTTCATTTCCATATGTTGAAACTCATATTTTTTACCTTCTATTTCTAATATTTTCATTACTTTTTAATTAATTCGTTAATAATTCTTTGTTTCAAATTCCTCTTTCCGTCGGCTAAGTGGTTTCTTTATCATCTCTGATTATTACATTCCGGCCAAGTGACTTTATAAGGCGAGCTTAAGTTATTTTAATCAATCGAAGTGGTTACACGACCGGCCCTGTAAAGAGTGGTACGCTGATCCGGCTTGTCGATTTCATATCGTAAAATAGCCTCCTTTGTATTCAATTTATTTAATCATCATCATCTATATCATCAAAGATCCCGACGGACCGCATAGCATAAACTCCGCTTTGTAGTTCCGGCTCCGGATCTTCTATAATTGGTTCTTCTATTTCGGAAAGAGTTTTCTTATTCCCTTCAGTTATAAGAGAATTATTCCCCTCTGGCATACTCGACTGCTTTGCTGTCAGTCCTATTTCGGAAAGAGTTTTGCCGTTATTGCCCTCTGGCATAACGGAGCCAGTTTTTAATGAATCACTTTGTTTTCTTATTTCCCCGGCTCTCTGCCCTTCCTTTTTACTCGGTATTACTTCACCCAGATTTGACCCTTCACCAATAATTTTATGGTATAACCGGACGACCTTCCTGGAGAGCTTTTCAGCTATCTTTATCAACATATCTGCTCCGGGTTCACCTTCCCTTATCACCAAACAACCGGACGACATTAGTAGCAATTCGACATTGTAACCTCTATTCAATAGAAATTTAATCTCTTTTATAGTAAGCTTTGGATCAGTAGCATTTCTGCTCATATTCCGGATCTGTTGAATTTTATCTTTTTTGTTCATGCAATCCTTAGTTTTTCAGATTTCAGCTTTTCAATTATTCTGTTAAGATCCTCATCAGAAAGCCTCATTAATTCATCCTGTGGAGCCGGTAAACAATGCTTTAACATCTTATCAAAAAAAGTCAATCGATCCTTTACATCTAATGAATTATAGTCTGTCTGGAGCTGTTCCCTGTTCTCATCAATAAATGTCATAAGGAATTCCCGCAATTCATTAGTTGACTTATTCGGCTGGCCTTTTTTCCTTCCGGTCCTGTTTATCCTGGGATCACCTTTTTTAAATTGTTTTGGCATTGTATCAGTTCTTTAACAGTTGTTTATAGTTAATTCATAGCAAGGAACGTTCCCAACAATTTCCACTTAGCGTCCTGCCACAAAATCGAATCATAGTCATATATAAACCGCTCAGCATAAACGAATTCCCTTGCTAAAAAGCGACCATTTTTTAGATTTGTCATCTCATTTGTTTTTCCATCCATTTGTCCATGTGTTTAAAATAGAATACTTCCGGTACTTCTATACTTCCCCTGTCAGGATGTGAATAAAAATATTTTACATTTTGCTCTTTATCTTCTTCTGTATAAAGTCGCGAAGGATCAATAGTTGTATTTTTCATAATCAGTTATTTTTATTTCTAAAATTCAATCTCTTTTTTTTTGAGTTAACGATTTTTAACCAGTCCTTTCTGCGTTGCACCCGGGCCAGGTTAACAAATGATATTTTGCTATTAGTAAATTTAAGATCTAACTCTGTTTGTTGTCCCATAACATTATTTGAACCCTCGTTTATATTTTAACAAATGTACGCATTTTTTAGTTAAAGAGGTTTATTCGTCGTTCTGATTTCTGGTGCCGGTAACCATCGCAACATATCTTTTAAAATCTTAATTTGCTCTGGTGACAGCATGGATCTCTTTTTTAAATACTGTTTACATGAATCAATAAACCTGATTTGACCGGTTGACAGATCCCCGGACCTTAGATAAAGTTTGTCGAACAGATCCGCTGTAGCCTCTTTTTGTATGTCTTTAATTATTTCCATGGTATTCTTTCATTTCATTCGATTGAAATTTTTTGACCGCGCGCATTTTTGCATCATTTTAGTTCAGTTTATTAGCTCAAATCAGGTTCAATAATTAAAGTAAATAGATATCATCAATTTTAGATCAAAGATTGTTCTTTTATTGTTCTGTATTAAATCCATTCTTTATATTGTATTACTTTTTTTATTGTGTTAATAATCAGATAATTGAAGCTACATTAATTTTGTCTGCAAGCGTTCTGAATCTAATGTTCTTACAAGCGTTCCTGTACCTGTTTAAGGTCATTTCTTTTAACTGAATAGGATTATCAATAAATTCATGTTTAGACGGCTGTACACGATATAAACCGCCATTCTGAATATATTTATGAGAGTATAACCCCTGTAAGTATTTTACAGCCTTACCAGTACACTGAAACATAAATTCAGGCTTTGGAAGTTCTGTTTTTAACTTTCCTTTCTGGTTTAAATAATTTATTAATCGCTGTGCTGTCAGTTCAGAAATATTCAATACTCTTGCTAAATACCTAATAGAAAAAAAAGGCTTATAAGTGCCACCAAGTTCCATTTTATGTTGGTTCTTATTTTCCGTGTCTCCTTTGGTATATTCAACAAATTGAGTTTCGAAGGCTTGCTTCCTGCCTTTATTTTCCAAGTATTTCAGATATAACAATTTTTTAATATCTGAAACACTGTCGTTTTTATTTATGGTAATTGTACATTTTATTACACTCCTGAAAGGTGTTAAAATCCAGGCTCCGCCGTCCTGGGTTAGTAGATTATGTTTACTAAGGATTGCAAAGTATTTGTTTATAGTTGGTATGCTGATCCCGGCAAGCTCGCTTATTCGCTGTTTAGATCCTTTAGTCTTATATATCCGACTGTTGGTATACTTACTCTTTAATATATAGTACAATGCAAGCGGAGCAATGAAATTGCCGTCTATAGCTGTTTTAATAAGTTTCTGATTGATCCGGACAAAAGATTCTTTGTTTTCCGGTATGGTATTCGATATTTTTGTTTTAAATTGCATGCGTTATTGTTATCAAAGATTTAAAACCAGGATAGTAGTTTGTAGCTACGATGACCCTGGTTTTTTATTTTGTTTATAATTCTAAGAACGTCCCTTGCGGGTAATTGCTAAATTACAACAACATGTTCAATATCAGATATCTAAAAAACTCAGTTTATTAACATTTGATAGTATAGTTAT